GTACACGCTGAGTCAGATTGTTAATCCTGTGCCTGTGTATGCGGCTTTTAACCGTAACTTCGCCAATCAGCCGAAGTTTGTGACTTGGATGCTTCGTGACGTTCACCAGCCCGTTTATACCGGCCAGACACAGGGCAACAAGGGCATTGATACGCCTACCTTCCAAATCTCCATCTTCACGCAGCAAATCGAAGACGGATTCACGATTTCCAATCAGATTCTTCAGAGTTTGCATGGCTTTTCAGGCCAGCTAGGTTCTCCATCTGACGGGTTCTTCGTGGCAAAATCTGATGTGTTGTGGCTTTATAACAGCTACAATAACGAAGAGAAAATGGCGCAAATCTATTTGGATTGCACCATCTATGTCCCCGCATAACATGAAAACTTGCATCAAGTGCAATGTCGAAAAAAGCGTTGAATGTTTTGGAAAACATAAGCGCATGAAAGATGGCTTGTACTACTATTGCAAATCTTGTGTTAGCGAAATAAGCAAGACATACAAAAAACAGTGGAGAAAAGATGGTGGTTTGAAGCGAGAGATGTCGAGACTTGAATCTGATCCTGTGCGACGAATGAAAAAAAGGATTAGATCATTGATCGCAATATCAATCACAAAAGCTGGCTACTCCAAAAAGACAAAGGCATTTTCTATTCTTGGCGCTGACATAGATGTAGTAAAAAAACATCTTGAGTCAAAGTTCAAGCCCGGAATGTCGTGGGAAAATCATGGCGAATGGCATATAGATCACATTGTTCCTATGTCATCTGCTGAGAGTGAGGAAAAGGCAATGTCTTTAAATCACTACACAAATTTGCAACCTTTATGGGCAAGTGAAAATTTGCAAAAGGGTGCAAAACTTGAATACACTACCGTCTGAAGACAAGACAATTTGTTCAACTCACTTTTGAAGGAAACTCAAAATGGCTCTCATTAACAAAGTCTTGCCGGGTTACGTTGCAACCCTGTGGTGCCAAACTGGCGCAAACCCCACTGCTCTGACCGACGCACAGTTGGCTACTTGGACTGGTCAAGTTGCTGACATCATCGGTACTGACGCTGGTGGCACTGGCACTGATGGTATTCAAGTTCCCGTTGAAGCAATCCCTGCTTTCGGTGCTGACGATGCTTTCGCTGCTTACTCTGTGGCTGGCGCTCGTACTGGTGCCAAGATCACCACGCAGAACCAAGTGACCAGCTTGACTGTCACTGCTGCTTGGAACCCTGCTGATCCTGCTCAGTTGCTGATCCGTGATGACGGCTACAACGGCACGATCATTCGCACTTACGTTGTTGCTGTGTATGACGGCACCGACACTGTTGCTTACGCTTTCAATGGTCGCGTTGGTGGCCTGTCTTGGGATATGTCTCCCTCGGCTGAAGGCAAATTCAACTTCACCATCCACCCCACTGGTGGCAATAGCTACGGCTGGTCTAACAACGCTTGATAAAACATGACAACGACAATAAAAGACAGCAATGACCTGTTGAGTTTCCTCGTATCCCAAGCCAGTTCTTCAAAGGATTGGTTTGGGTTCGTTCAGCAACGCATCACGTCAATTGCTTTAGCCCACGAAATCGCTGCAAATCATGCAGACAAGATGACCCCGGAAGAGGCCGTCGAGTATGCTATTGAATTGAACCAGCAGGTTTACGACAAGATCATCAAAAACAGGAAATGACATGACACGACTTGGTAGCGCATTCAAAAATTCTGATGGCCTGCGACTCAAGACTTTTGAGTTGGGTGGTCAAATTTTTCGCGTCCGTATTCCTTTGACCAAGGAAATGGAGGCGATTGAAGAAAGCATCAAGAAAGTAGATGAGGCTGAAGAGCAGCGCCGTTATGAAAAGATGGTTGCTGGCTTCTCCGATGTCGAAATCGAAGGTGTTGTGAAGACTGATAACGATGTTGTCGTCGATGGACGTTCTACCCGAGAGATGGTCCGCATGGTCATCCAGATGGAGAATCGTGTAGTTGAGTTCGTCAAGTTGTTGGTCCCTGTGGACGGAAATCTTGATGGCATCACATACGAAGAAATCGACGCAGAATGGCCGATGTCTGTTCAACTTGATCTGCTGGCAAAAATCAATGAAGTGATTGCGCCCGGATACAAGGAAGAGCGAAAAAACTAATTCAGGACATCCATCGTCAGGCAAGGGCATACGTCTTTGCTCATGGTGGATGTCCAGACGAAATTCCGGTGGACGACATGCGATCCATCGAAATCATGTTGTCCGATGGGATGATAGGAAATAAGGCGGTGCTTCTGGCCTTGTCATCCTTGACCACGGGCAACTTGAACGCGAAAATACAGAAGACAGCAAAACCATTCCGAATGGAAGACATTTTGCCGTCAACACATGATTACATTGTTCCGCCTCTTACCGAGGAACAGAAGCGAGAGCAGGTCAACAACAACTTGTTGGCCTTCATTGCCATGAAACCGGGGTCGGAGGGCTACATAAAGGCTTGACATGGCAACTGAGATTTTTCGGATTGAAGGCTTGGCCGAACTTGAGTCCAAGTTGTCCGAACTCATGGCGCTTGGTCGCGCCGACTCTATTGCCAAGCAAACCCTTGTCAGAGCCGCCAAAACGGCCATGGAGCCTGTTTTGCAGGAAGTTCAGGCCACGGCACCATACGATGCAGAAAAGCCTCGTGATGCCCGTAATCCAATCCACCTGCGAGATACAGTAAAACTGACTGCTCGTATCCCAAATGAGACTGATCGTCGTTCTACGATGGTCAATCAAACAGATACGGCAATCGCTGTCGTATCGGTCAAAAAGTCTGCCGTTTCTCTTGCTCAAGAATTGGGCACAAAGAAACTCACGCCGCAGCCATTCCTTCGCCCTGCATTGTCTCGTCACAAAGACACTGTTGTCGCCTTATTCAAGGAAGACCTGAAGGAGTACATTAATCAAGTTGCGGCCAAACAAGCCCGGAGGAAGAAGTAATGGCTTCTCAATATCTTGCACGACTAGGCATTGTCCTTGGCGTTGATAGTGGTGAACTTGTACAGGGCATTGAAGATGCCAAGAAACAATTTCACAGCTTCAAAAATCAGGTCGAAAAAGACACGAAGGCTGCTGCCCGTGAATTTGAAGTACTGAAGAATGCAACTGAAGATTACGGCAAGACTCTCACAAAGGTAGAACAAATCCAGCGTGAGATTGACCGTGGCCGTTTCATGTTCGCTGCTCAGAACGTGAAGGACAAACTCTTGGAGCAAGCAAGAGCCTACGATGCTCAAGCCGCTTCCATGAGGAAGGTGACTGGTGCAATGACTGACCAGCAGAAGATGCAGGTTGGCTACCAATTGACAGACTTCTTTACGCAGATTGCCAGCGGTCAGAATGCAATGATTGCATTCATCCAGCAGGGTGGTCAACTTAAAGACACGATGGGTGGTGTTGGTGCTGCACTAAAAGCTGTTGCATCTGTATTTACGCCATTCAAAATTGCAGTCGGTGGTATTGCCGCATACTTTGCAACAATTGCTTATGCGGCGTATCAAGCAAGTGAAGACATTGACAAGTTCAATAAGTCAATTGCATTGACTGGCGACTATTCTGGCGTCACTCTCGAAAAGTTCCGTGGGCTTTCAAAAGAGATGGCTCAGGCAAGTGGAACATCCATCAAGGACGCGAAAGATGCGTTGCTTGGTTTGATGGATTCTGGGAAATTCACAGAACAGTCTATTGATGCGGCGCAACGCGCAGTACTTGCCTATGCTCGTGTAGCTGGCGTATCTGGCGCTGAAGCGGCAAAAGCTCTTGCAGGGGCATTGAGTGGGTCTGCTTCTGAGGCTAAGTCTCTCAATGACAAGATGAATTTCTTGACTCTTGAGCAGTACAAGAATATTGAGTCCCTTGAGAGGCTTGGCAAAACACAAGAGGCCGCACGAGAAATCTCTATTGCACTGACAACAAAACTTGAGCAGCAAGCTCGTGGCGTTGGCATGTTGCAAGAGAAATGGAAGAACCTCACAAAGACATTTAGTGACTGGTGGGAAGGCACTAAAGAGGCCATGTCTGGCCCAACGATTGAACAGAATATTGCTGCTCTGACAAAGCAAATTGATGCTCTCAATGAGAGCATGATGCAGCACACAATGTTCAATGCTCTCTTCAAAGATGGCAATTTGAAGAACCTTCAGGCGATGAAGGATCAAAAAGAGGCACTGCTTGAGATTGTTCGTCTTCGCGCAAGGTCTGAGGCTGCAAAGGATGTTGGTGACTCCAAAGCTGAAATCTCAATGTGGGATAAGGCTGGCGGTGCTGCTGGGTTCCAAAAGATTGCTGAAGAAGTTGAGAAGGCTAGGACTGATGCTCGTTTCAGGGCTAGGATGGCTTCTGCTTCTGAAGAGCAACAGATTGAGCTTGAGCTTGCACGAAAGATTGAGCAGGCAAAGAACGAGGCTCGCAAAAAGAATGAAGAGAC